ATTACCCTCCCGTTAATTAGTTATATTTATTTGATATTGTATTTATCAACAAGTTCTTCAAGTTCCATTACAATTACTTTTGTAAGATCAATCTGAGTATCTCGTAAACTATCAAATATTTTTACATTTCCATCATCATCAAGACCTAAGTTTTTCTGTAAGACTGCGGTAGCTTCATTCAGATATCCATGCTGTGCAAGTAATGCTCCTAACTCTAACCCTTTATTTTTGATAGCATTAAAGTCTTCTACATGAGTAGTCTTATCAATTGTTTTCTCTTTAGTTGTGAAATCTCCACCTAAATCTTCTACTGCTTTTACCCATACATCTTTTAAATCTTTAATGTTAATTTCAGTTGGAAGATTGAATGTATCTTTTAAATCTGGATATTTGTCACTTTTCTTAAATGTTACATAACGCTCTCCATCTTTCTGATACATATATCCAACAAGGAAAGCACCTTCTCTACAATATGAAAATGTGTTTTTGTTAAGTTTAAGAGAATCACTCTCTTTCTTTGTATCAAAATCTTTTACGTGAGAAGACTGTGCAATGCAATGAACTGTATATCCTAAACTTTGAATCAATCCAATGTTTCTTAATGCGCTTTTAAATCTTAATGAACCTTCACCAAAACTACCAACATCTTTTAAGATTTCAGCATCTCTATTCTCAAGTACATATCTCTCACAAAATTCTTCATATTTGTCAAGCGTATCAATTACAATACAAGAGAATTTATTTTTTAATGCTGGATTTCTTAACTGTCCAATGATTGATTTAAAGTCTGACATACTATTTACTTTTACTGCGGTAATTCCAGGAATGTTCTGGAATCTATCTTCAAATTCTAAGAAGAATGGATCTTTATCTGGAACTAATTCTTTCAGAAACTTCATTGTACTCATTGTTTTACCAACACCAGTGTCACCCATGATAATCATTGAATACTGAGTAAGGTCAACAGATACTTTGTTTGGTTGTAAGTCTAATAAATTTGGAATCATTCTAATTTTCTCCTTATATATGTAATTTATTTGTGTACCTACTCAATTCAATATGAACTGAGTAGGTAATTTACTATTTCAATTAATTATGTTTATCTCTGTAAAAATGGATTGTATGTAGTTGCAGGAGCAGGAGTTGGATTTTTCTTAAATCCTTCTGCTGTTTCTGTATGTGCTGATTCTCCCATTTCAATCTCTTTGAGTTTTGCTTTTCTCTTAGATTTCAGAGTATCTACAACATCTTCTGTAAGATCATGTTCATAAATTGTTGATACCGCAACACCAGATTTAATTTCGTTTCTTCTGATATTTCTCTTTACTTTTTTAACAATGTCTGTTCCAAATGCAGCCTTCTCAATGTCTTCTTTAATTTCAACAGTGTTAATTACAACACCTGTGAATTTAGTAAAGCATCCATCATAATATCCTGCATTACGGAAATCTGTAGCCATTGATTTATCAACAGTCATTCTAATTGGAATCAAGTGATCAGTTTCATATTTAGCATCTTTTCCAAATCCATCAGCCATTTGACCAATAGCATTCATTGTAACTACGAGATTTCCAGTAGGAACATCTTTCACAATTTCATCTGTAATCTTTTCTACAATTCCTTCTACTTCAAATTTAGCTTCCAGAACTGTACTTTCATAATCTTTCGGTTCAATTTTATTAATAAATTTAGCGTTGATTTTGTTTGAAGATACTACTTTTCCATTAATCTTGAAGTCGTTGTCTGTGAATGTACCATCTGTAATAGATACAATATCTGGTGATTCTCCTTTTGAGCAATGTTCAATATCTTTCAGATTGTTTTTTGCATCCATATACTGTTTATAGAAGTAACTTTCTTCTGTTGTAAACTCTTTGTTTTCATTTTTCTTGTATTTATTCGCATAGAAATTAATCTCATGTTCACTATTGTCAGCAGTTCTTAATACAAGACTTCCTCCGATTGCGTCTACACCTTTTTTTGTTTTAAACTCTTCAATGTTATTTTTTACAAGTTTTCCTGTTACTGTTACTAAATTCTTTAATTCTTTCATGTGTTTTTCTCCTTAATAATTGTTTATTTAATTTTTAATTTGTTTATGATAAACGCCCTATCGGACGGAACATGGAATTAAATCTATAAGATAAATTCTATGTCAACAGTGATTTATGGGTATAAAATCCCAAGGGTATGCTGCTAACCACCCATATTTTATTTCTCTATTTAATTTCAATTTATTTGGAAAATTCAATTCGATTGAATCTACAAGATTTATTTCTCTTTATTTTTTACTGGCAAAATTGAAATAATGTATCGTCCTGGAAGTATTAACAACTTACCATCTTCTGTCTGAAAATGAAACTGTTCAAATAATCTCATAATATTTATTAATTTTACATTTTTATATCTTTTATAAAACATTATGTCTTTTGTTGAATTAATAAAATTATGATTAAACATAATATCATCTCGGCATCCAGTGCATTCTACATCATAATTCTTGTCAAGCATTTGACAAATCATTTCATTCCATTTTTTATAGTTATCATTCATACTTTATACTTCTAACAAATTATTCTTTTATAACTCTACATTTTCCATAACTGCTCTGGCTTCGAGAACAGCAATATAATCTGTCATAGCCTTAATCTGCATATTATATGTACTTCTTGGACATGTGGGTTTAAAATTTAATTCTCCTTTGTCCCATTTCTCTAACATATTTTTAAGACCTGTATATCTAATTACCAGCTGTTCATATTCTGCAATAAATCTTTCTTTGTAATCTGCACTATTCATCATTTTCACTGTTTCTTTTAATGTCTTCATAAATATTGTTCTCCTTTTCTCCGATGAAATTTGGATTTTAATTTTCTTCCTGTCTACCTGACCAATCACATTGAGTACATAACTCATCAAGTTCATCCATATGCTTTTCAAGATATTCCATAATATCTTTAACAATATTAATGTCGCAAATACCAATTACTCCCTTTTGCTTTTCATTATCAATATATATTCCGTCTGAGCAATCATATTTTATTGGAATATCACAAACATCATCAAAACTTCCTTCACTAAGCGATACTGTAATTCCATTTGGTTCAACTACAACTTTAAAATTATGTGATTTGTCATATTTCATAATTTTAACAATATCTTCTGCTACATTAATCATTTATTCTCCTTTTCATCATTCTCATTTATAACTTTGTCAATTTGATCTGTAATGTAATCAACTACATCTTTGCCAGTTTTGCCAATTGTTTGAATATTATCTGGTGTGATTTCATTTACAACTGCCATCGTATATATTGTTTCTGTATTAGGTGTCATGATTGTAATGATAGTCATTACAACACATCCGATAATTGATTTGCTAATAGTTTTTCTAAACTTAAATGGTTCGTTATATCCGGCTAATCCGGCAAAGAAAGTACATATAGCAATAGATCCGCATATTCCTGTGATCACTCCAAAAAATGTCGTTAGATTATCTGCTCTACTAGCAAAATAAATCAACCATGGATTAATAATTGGTTTCATCATTTCTCATCTCCTATCTATATATTCTCCATTTGAAACGAAAGTTTCATTTATAAATTCTCTAACTTTTTTAACTCTTTTTGAGCATTTTCGATAGTTTCTTTAAGATTTCTAATCTTACATTCTCTTTCTGCTAGAAGTTTCTTTTCATTTTCTTCTTTATCATCTGCATAAAACTTATCTTCAAAGTCCCAATAATTATGTTCATCTCCCCTCCATGTGCGGTTCGATACAAGAAAATTTTTTCTTACTTCAATAGTTGGAGCTTCCCAATCACATCCATGTCCACAACATCCTTTATCTTCTCTATAATCTGGATCACCAGGTTTACATTCACAATATCCCAAATAGCGTTCATCATATCCGAATGTAATTTCATATCTAAAATTTGCTTCTATGTATCTACATCCATCACTATCCTTAATTGCATTGTAAATAATCACATTTGCTTTACAGATATAATAATCATAATTTTCAATTGTGATATTATAATTATTGCAATTTCTTAAATCAGAACTAAACTCATCATATTGTCTATGATTATTTTCTAAATCTTGGCATAAACAAGAAATCAAAAATGGAATATCTAACTTTCCCCCATTTGGTTCTCTACATTCATTCTCGTATTTTAATGCTTCAATTAATTGTTCTATAAAATATTGAAATACAGTATTATTGCTATAATTCATATGTATTTATTCTCCTTTCAATATCCTCGTATCTCAAATAATTCTTCTTCGTATGATATACATTCATATCTTTTACAATTATCTACTGTACATTGAAATTCTCTACACCAAGGACTTCCATCTCCCATATGATCGTATGGACAATGATAATCTTTTCTGCAATATTCACAGTTTGTATATTTCTCACATGCCATTTATTCAATCTCCTTTACAATTTCTCTTCTTTAAATTTCTCCAACATGTCTTCATAGAAAAAAATTTGACCTTGAATGTGATCTTCAATCATATCAATAAACTGTTCCATCGCTTCATCGGGACTTTCAGAAGGAACGTATATAGAATCATATTCTACTTCCATCAACTTTGAAATATAGTAGAAATCATCTTTTTTGTCATTGTTTTGTTGCCATTCCAGGATTACTTCATCATCATAGAACTGAGTAAAATGTAATTTACCAACTAAAGCATTGGGAAATTCTTCTACCTCCCAATACCAATTTTCGTGTTCTTTACCCACTCAACTACTCCTTTCTCCTTAATCATTCGCTTCTTTTACAAGCTCGCCCACATTGTTTTTCAAATATTGACTGACTTTAATATAACCATCTGTATTATTCTTCTCTGCAAATCCTCTGAATTTTACTCTAGCAGGATAAGCATTTGAAACTGATCCGTCTTCTTCAATAACTACACAAATCGCCCATCCGAATGTATGTAAAATCATATTGA